ACAGGCTCTGCCGGAGATCATCACCACTATTGTGGCGGCTATCCCGGAAATCATCGGTTCTGTGGTCAATGCCCTTATAAACAGCATTCCCCAGATCGTGCAGGCAGGTGTGGAACTGTTCATATCCCTTATCGCCAATCTGCCTACCATCATCGTTGAAATCGTAAAGGCCGTACCGCAGATCCTTGCGGGTCTGGTCTCTGCCTTCGGTAAGGGCGTATCGCAACTTGCCGAGGTCGGCGGCAACCTTGTCCGTGGCTTGTGGCAGGGCATCCAGTCCCTGGCATCCTGGCTTTGGAACAAAGTGTCCGGGTGGATTTCCTCCATCTGGGATGGTATCTGCGACTTCTTCGGTATCGCATCCCCGTCCAAGGAAATGGGCTGGGTCGGCGAGATGTTGGTGGAAGGTCTGGCAGGGGCTATCAATGCCAACGGTAAAGATGCCGTTGCAGCCGCTGAAGGCATGAGTTCTGAAATCAACGATGTGATGCACAGCTTGGCTGATGACATGACCACGGCACTGCCGACCGACTTCACCGTCAACGGCACGGTCAACCGTAACGATACCGCTTCCGGCATCGGTGGCATGGGCTACGGCGCGCTCATTACCATTCAGCAGATGGTTGTCCGCAGCGAGGAGGATATCCGCAAGATTTCCCAGGAACTCTACAACCTTATTCAGAGTGGCTCTCGCGCACAGGGTCACTTCACTACAGCATAAAGGAGGGCTTTGACCTATGGGTTTTACCTATAACGATATTACATCGGCCAGTATGGGCATCAAAGCCCGTCTGACCTCCTGGCAGGTGTGTGGTAAACTTCGCAACTTTACCACCACCGTGCCTGGAAAATACGGTGTTGCTGACTTCGGCGCTGACTTTGATTACAGAGAAATCACTGCCCATTGCAGCATCTATCCCAAGCACAGTTTCACGGCACTGGTTTCTGCTCTGGACAGCATTGCCGCCTGGCTTGACCCAACCCAGGGACTTCATCAGCTTGTGTTTGATGATGTTCCCGACAGGTATTTTATGGCACGACTGAATGACGCGGTGGACTGTGAACGGCTCATCCGCTCGGCAGGCAGCTTTGAACTGAAGTTTTTCTGCCCAGACCCGTTTGCCTATGCACTGACGGATGAGACCTTCTCCATTACCGAGGAAGGCACTCATACCGTGACCCGCGCCATCGGCAATATTGAGTCCTTGCCGGTCTACCGCATCAAAGGTGTACTGACTGCCGGGGCAAGCAATTATATCAGCATTACCACCAACGGCACAGAAATGAAGGTCATGAATGCCACTCTTTCCGAGGGAGAGACCCTTGTGGTGGACACCGACAGGATGACTGCCTATGTGGTGGATGAAAACGAAGAAACGCTCCGTAACGGCCTGCCGTATTTGCAGGAACTGAACTTTCCGACTCTGGCTGTCGGTGATAACACAGTCACTGTGGAAGTGAGCAATGCCACGCTGACGGAACTTCAAATTGGGGCCAAGAGCAGATGGAGGTGACGGTATGTCTCTGAAAACAATTCTGAATAAACAGACGGATTTCACGGGTGAATTTCCGGCAGAGTATGCCGCCTCCGGCTTGTGGCGTTTTAATGAGTCTGCGCCGGATGAAGATACCTCACTGGTGGATGAATCCGGCTGCGGACGCAACTTTACCATTATCAACTGGTCTGGCACTACCGCAAACCTCTCCAAAAGCCCAAAAGGTCGCCAGTTCCGATTCAATATCAACAACCCGACCTCTGAAAAGACCCACCTGCAGGTCACCAATGACGGCAGCATCTTTGCAAACCTCGGTGAACGCATCATTGTGGGCGGTTGGATGAACCCTACCACTTACTCGGTGGGTAATACTTTCTGTCCCATCTTCAACACCCGCTACGGTCCCGGACAGCCGATTTTTTATCTGTCCCTATATTCCGGCAAGCCAAGAATCATGCTTTACAACTCCGCAGGTTCTCTGATCCTCGACCAGTCTATGACACCTTCTTTCAAACTGGTAAATGGCGGTTGGTATTTCATTGCCGGAGTGATCGAGCCGAACAACAAGAAATTCACCTATGTGGTAGGCGACCGTTCTTCCGGCGAGGTGTGGAAATCTGAAACACTAACCTTTACCGGGGAACTGAACCGCTCCTGCGTTGCCGATCTGGTTATCGGTATGCACGCCACTTCCTATTACTACGCAGGCGGCTTTGATGACTGGTTCCTTGACTGTGATTCTCCACTGACCGCAGATGATTTGGTGGACTTTTTCAAAGCAACCGTCCTCTGCAACGGTGCAGACAGTTCTTCCGATGTGGATGCTCTTGCCGATGCAAGCGGTGTCACGCTGAAAGCCACTGATGGCGTCTACCCGGAAAGCGGTGTAATTTATACGAAAGCTGCTGACTGCAATCTTTCCGGCACGGGTAAGGTGTCCGTCACCAGTGAGTACACAGCGGGAGTCACCGCCGTTGCATCCGTGGAAACCTCCACCAGTGATGACCTCACTGATTGGAGCGAATGGATCGTGGTCGGCTCGGACGGAAAGCTGCAATCTCCCAACCGAAACTATATCCGCTTTAAGGTTACGCTCACCACTTCGGACACCACCAAAACTCCAAAACTGGTGGATATTCGGCTCTACGACATTCCAAAGGCTCCCTATGAGAAGATCGGCTATGCCAGACCTGTGGTTCTGGACAGCAATGGCGCGTGGGAAGCGGTTCTGGAAAATGCCTATGACATTATTGTCACAGGCGAAATCAACGGCGAGGACACGCTGACTTTCAGTATTCCGTACCGTGACAGCAAGCGAAAGTACATCGATAACGAGAAGAAAATCCAGATCGTTGACGATGTTTATAAAATTCGCACTATCACAGATGTAAAGGACAGCACCGGCAGCACCATTACCCAAGTGTATGCCGAGGCAGAGTTCTATGATCTGACATTTTCTGTTCGTAAGGAAGAAAAGAAGTTTGATGCCGAGACTGCCGATGTTGCTATGGCCTACGCTCTGGCAGACACCGAATGGAGTGTCGGCACGGTCAATGTGACCACCAAGCGTACCTGGACTTCCACGGAAAAGAATGCTCTTTCCATTCTCCGCAGCATTGCCAATCTCCACGGCGGCGACCTTGTTTTCGATTGCCCCAACCGACTGGTGCATCTGCTGACGGTAAACGGCAAGGACAGCGGTGCGCTGTTTGCTTATAAAAAGAATATGAAAAGCATTGAGCGTATCGTGGACACCCGCTCTCTGGTTACAAGGCTATATGCAGTAGGCGCGGATGGGCTGACCTTTGCCGATATCAACGGCGGCAAGCCATACCTTGAGGACTACACCTATTCCAAGGAAGTCCGCATTACCACCCTGGACTGTTCCTCTTTCACCAACCCGTACCAGATGAAGGAGTTTACAGCCATGCGCCTTGCGGAATACTGCAAGCCCACCGTGTCCTATGTGCTGAATGCGATGGACTTGTCCGTTCTGACAGGCTATGAGCATGAAGCCTGGAATCTGGGCGATTATGTCCGTGTTGAGGATAAGGAGTTGGGGCTTTCGGTCACTACCCGCATCGTGCGCCGTGAGTACAATCTGCAGGAGCCTTGGAATACCGTTCTGGAACTGTCCACCACGCTGAAGAACCTGGGCAGCTCCGTCAGCACTCTGGATACCATCGCAGACTCCCTTGAGGGTACAAGCGTGGTTTCCAACAACGATATCCGAGAACTGGTGCCGTTCAATCATCTCCGCAACTCCCGCGCCGATGATGATATGGCATATTGGGTCAATTCCGGCTTTGAAGCAGACGGTGCAAACGGTGCATCTGGCACGGCATCCTTTAAGGCTGTGGGTGTTGCAGGTATGACCAAAAGTATGTCCCAGACCGTGTATCCTTCCAATCGCAGCAGTTATACGCTGTCGGCGCAGATTGCTTCGGACGATTTGGAAAAACTGTCCGATGATGCCCAGGTGGGCATTGAGGTGGTCATCGAATACGAGGACGGCACCACTGAGACCCGTTTCATTGACCTGTACTGATGGAGGTGCGATATGGCTTATTTCTCGAAAACTACGGAAAAGATCACGCCGGAGAACTACTTTTCCAAGGTCAAATCCATAACGGTGCGTATCTGCATCACCAACTGCTCCGGCACAATTTATGTAACAGACCTTCTGCTTCAGCCGGGTTCTGTTGCCACGGGATGGGTAGGTCATCCCTGCGAAATGAAGTGGGTGCTTGATGGCTAAACCCGTATTCATCCGACTG